GGCCCAGTCAAAGACAATGGTTATCCAAGCAGAGATAGAGGGGCAAATGAAGAAGATGGAGTTCGAAGCAGGAATCAAGTCTAAGCTAATGGCAGAGGAGTTCCAATACAATATAAAGATGCATGAGATGCAGTCAAGTTTGCTAACAAGCAGAGAGAATAAAAGAGAGGAGGAGAAAAATAAACGCATAGGTATTCAGAATACTCAGCAGTCAAAACTCATCAATCAGAGAAAGAATAACCTACCTCCGGTAAGCTTTGAAAGTAATGAAGATAGCCTAGATGGATTTGATTTAGCAGAATTTAATCCAAGATAATACTACTTAATAAAATTTTTTATAAATTTGCAAATAATTAAAATTAAATCAAATGGAATTTAAAGCAGTAAGAATATTAGACTCAACAGAACCTAAGAGTGTTCAAGAGGTAGAAAAGGAACTTCTTGAGAAGCATGAGCAGTCATTATCGCAAGATGCACCGCAGGAAAGCTTCTCTATGCCACAGCAGGAGTTTGAGTTAAAAGAAGAAGACGTTCTTTCATATATAGGGAAAAGATACAACAAGCAGATTAACTCATTCGATGAATTGATGGCTGAGCGTAACTCAGAGGAGATGCCGGAGGATGTAGCTGCTTATATGAAATATAGAAAAGACACAGGAAGAGGATTTGAAGACTTTCTCAAGTTGAAGAAAGATTTCGATTCTGTTCCGGAAGAACAGCTACTCAAAGATTACTTGTTATCTACACAAGAGGGTCTTGACGAAGATGACGTTGAGATGATGTTGGATGAGTACAGGTATGACGAGGACCTTGATGACGAGTCTTATATTAAGAAGGCAAAGGTATCAAGAAAGAAAGCTGTTAATGAGGCAAAGAAGTTTTTCAACTCTCAGAAGGAGATGTATAAGATGCCCCTTGAGTCAAGTACGGCAGGTATGTCTCAGGAAGAGAAAGAGGAGTTCAATGCTTATCGTCAATATATGCAACAGGCTAAGACGATCGAGGAGGAGAATAATCGTAAGCGTCAATGGTTTGAACAAAAAACCAACGAGGTATTTGATGGTAATTTCAAAGGTTTTGAATTTAGTGTCAATAACAAAAAGCTTAATTTTAATCCTGGGGATGCTAATGAGCTTAAAAAGTTACACTCAAATCCATCAAGCTTTATCGGTAAGTTTATCGATGAGAGTGGCTTGATTAAGGATGCAGGTGGATACCATAAGGCTTTGGCTGTTGCAATGAACCCTGAGAGGTTTGCCAAGTTCTTCTATGAGCAAGGTATGACTGATGCAGCAGATGACTTTATGCGTAAGACTAAGAATATAAATATGTCTGAGCGTAAGGCAAATGAGACAACGAGGGGGAATGATGGGTTTCAGGTTAAAGCGGTTAATCCTGACCACGGAAAAAGCTTAAAAATCCGCAGTATAAAAAAATTGTAGACAATTAAAATTCTAAAAAGATGCCTAGTGCTTTATTAAACACGCCTACCTATCAGCTGCAACCAGCAGCAGAGCAGTTGGCTTTACAACAAAACTATATTACCAACTTTGATTTCTTGAATCAGTATCTTCCTGATACTTATGAGAAGGAATTTGAGCGTTATGGTAACAGAACAATTGCATCATTCTTGCGCCTTGTAGGTGCTGAGATGCCTTCAAACTCTGACCAAATCAAATGGGCTGAGCAGGGTCGTTTGCACATCAAATATACTACTTGTACAGCTTCTGGTATTGCTGCTGGAGCTGGTACATTTACTATTTCTGATCCAGGTGCATTAACTGCTGCAATTCGTGTAGGTCAAACTTTGTTCATTCAAGTTAACGCAACAGGTGTAACCAATAAAGCTATTGTTACTGCTGTAACTGGTTTAGTTGTAACTGTGGCTTTTTACGAAGCTACTGTTCTTATAGCGAACACTAATGTTTGTACTATTTTTATCTATGGTTCTGAATTCAGAAAAGGAACTACAGGTATGGTTGGTTCTCTTGATTCAGAAGATGAAATCTTCTCTAACAAGCCAATCATCCTAAAAGACCGTTACGCTGTAAATGGTTCTGATATGGCTCAGATTGGATGGGTTGAGGTTACAACCGAGAACGGTGCTACTGGCTACCTTTGGTACCTAAAATCAGAGCATGAGACTCGTCTTCGCTTTGAGGACTACCTTGAAACAGCTATGATTGAAGCCGTTCCTGCTGAAACAGGTTCAGGTGCTGCTGGTGTATTAGGTGCTGCTGGTGGGTCTGAAGGTATCTTCTACGTTGTAAACGATCGCGGTAACGTATGGGGTGGTGGTACACCAACATCTCTTGCTGATTGGGATACAATCGTACAACGTCTTGACAAGCAAGGAGCTATCGAGGAGAATGTTGTATTCTGTAATCGTCAATTGAGCTTTGACATTGACGGTATGCTTGCAGGCCTTAACGGTGCAAGTACCACTGCTGTTGGTACTCCTTCTTACGGTGCTTCTTACGGTCTATTTGACAATGACGTAACTATGGCTTTGAATCTTGGATTCTCAGGTTTCAGACGTGGTTATGACTTCTACAAATCAGATTGGAAGTACTTGAATGACCCAACTATGCGTGGCGGTCTTTCTACGGCTGCTGCTACAGCTGCTGGGACTATAACAGGTCTTCTTGTTCCTGCCGGTTCAACTTCTGTTTACGACCAGATTATGGGCAAAAACGCTAAGCGTCCATTCCTTCATGTTCGCTATCGTGCAACTGAGTCTGAAGATCGTAGATACAAAACTTGGATTACAGGTTCTGCCGGTGGTGCTGCTACTAGCGACTTGGATGCAATGGAAGTAAACTTCCTTTCTGAGCGTTGTGTTTGTACCCTTGGTGCTAACAACTTTGTTTTGTTTAGATACGGTTAATAAGGTGAATACTGGGGAGTGTCTTATGGCACTCTCCTTTTTTTTAAATTAAATCAAATTAAATATATGTCTGAGTTAAAAAAAATGGTACCTACTGATAAGGTATATAGGTTAAAATCTTCATCTACTCCATTGTCATATACATTGGCATCAAGAAATCATCCAAGGTTCCCTTTGATGTGGTATGATGAAAAGAACAATGTAAACAGAGCGCTAAGATATGCATCAAATCAAAAATCTCCATTCGAGGACGAGCAAGATGGGAATGCTATTTTAGAGCCTATCATCTTTGAGAATGGATTTTTAACTGTTCCTAAGTCAAATCCTGTTCTTCAAGCTTTCATGCATTACCATCCAATGAGCAACAGAGTATTTGAAGAGGTAGATAAGGAGAGAGAAGCGTTTGAAGAAGTTGAAGACTTAAACATTGAGGTAGACGCATTGATAGCCGCTAGAAATTTAAGCATAGAGAAGCTTGAGATTATGACAAGGGTATTATTTGGTAAAGACCCATCGGTTATCTCAACGGCAGAATTAAAAAGAGATATGCTTATTTTTGCCAAGATGAACCCAAGAGAGTTTATGCAAACCATAAACGACCCTGAATTAAACTACCAAGGCAAGATTATGCTATTCTTCGAAAAGAAACTATTAGCTCTCCGTAATAATGACAGAGAGATTTGGTTTACAACACCATCCAATAAAAAGAAAATGTGTTCAATACCATTCGGTGCTGACCCACATGATTTTGCTGGACAGTTCTTACAAAGTGACGAAGGCCTTGATGCGCTAAAGATGTTAGAGACATACTTAACGTAGTCAAGTGAAAATATTTTAGAGTTATAGTAAGAGAGGGTGTAAATATATGCCCTCTTTTTTTTATATTTGTAAAAAAATAGAGAATGATCAACTCAGTAAGAAATACAGTGCAGTCTGTTCTGAACAAGAACAACTATGGGTACATCTCACCGGCTGACTTCAACCTGTATGCATTGCAAGCTCAGATGGAGATATTTGAGGAGTACTTTGCCACATACAACAAGGTTATAAATATGGAGAATGGTCGCATGGCAGGAACTGACTATGCAGACTTAGAGCAACCTATAGCAGAGCTGCTAGAGACATTTATTACTACTAAGTTCCTTGTACCAAGCCCTGCGGCATCAGGTTACATCGGGAATAATTTCTTCGCTCCATCGCTAACAACAACAGGGTCTGACTACTACTTAATAAATAGAGTTAACTGCTACACCACTGTGTTGGCATCAGGAGCCAATACAAACACTGTACCGTCATACCAATTGATTGATGCCGGTGCGAGCTTTGTAACGGCAGGCGTATCTGTTGGTGACGTAGTTGTCAATACTACTCTCTATGAGGGTGCATTTGTGACAAGCGTGTCAGCTACAGCCCTTGACATAACAGATGACATCTTTACGGCTATAGGCCAAGACTATAAGGTATACAAGGCATCAGCAATCAGTGAGGCTGAGAAGGTGACAATGGGTAAAATACTTATGCTAAACCAATCCCTGCTCACTACTCCATCTGCTCAGTATCCTGCGTACACATTGTCTAATAGCAATGTTCTTACTGTGTATCCAGTTAGCGTATCAGGGTATGGCGCTGTGCAGGCGGTTTACTTTGCATACCCAAGGCCACCGAAATGGACGTACATCTCACTTGCCAG